TGCATCTGTTGCTGCCATTTCCATCTTACCCATTGGATTTACTGCTGGAGCGGATGGCTTATCATCACCCTTCTTTTGCATATCATCTGAGTGCTTCTTAGCAGCTTCAGGTGGGGTGTGTGCGTCAGCAGTTGGGTCTACGACCTTAGCTGCTTCGTCTGCCTTTTCTTCTTCATCGTGCTCTTCACCTTTTTCGTCCTTACCTTCTTCGTAAGTTTCGTCAAGTTCTTCCTTTTCTTCATCTTCATGTTTAGCTTCGTCGAGTTCTTCTTCCTCTTCTTCAGCTTCTGAAAGAGCCTTAACATCTTCTTCTAATTCCTTGATTACTTCATCAAGGTCGAAGTCTGATTCTGACCAATCATCGTACCAATCGGTTGATGAATCAGTTTCACCTTCACCACCTTGGTCGATATCTGATGAGTAGTTTGCTGCATCGGATGGTTCCTTGTTGTCACCTGTTCCAATTGTTGATGTATCAACTGGTGTGTTACCACCAACTGCATCTGCGTCTTGGAATGGTTCTTCCTTTGCCTTTTCTGCACCTTCTGTTGCTTCCATTGCTTCAGCGCGTAAGCGCTTTGCTAACATGGATTTGATTTGGGGTGTGAATGTTTCTTCCAATGCAATCTTTGCGTTTGCAATTGCTGTTTGACGAACAGCTTCTGCGTCTGCAATAGCTTGCTTTAAAAGTTCGTTCGTAATTTCTGCCATATCGTGCCTCTCGTTTAATTTCAATAGTTATTCGAACTATTATATGGTTATAAATACAAAAGCATAGACACCCCAAAAGAGGTGTAATCTATATAATATATATTAGTTGTTTTACAAAAAACACTATTTTTTACCACTCCGAATTCTTTTTCTTTTCTACCTTCTTTTCTTCTCTGATTCTACGACGAAGAGCTTCTTGTTGTTTAAGTATCTTTTTCTTTGACCGTTTGACATAAAACTCACGGCGTTTCACTTCGTTTATTATTTCTGCCTTCTTAACCATTTTGGAGAACTGACGGAGTGCTCTATCTAAATCACCCATACTGTCCCCACGTACTTCAACGTACATACAACCTCCTTATTTTACATTTTTTGAGATATAGTTCATTGCTGCTCTTCGTACTGGAGATTCTTTACTGTATCCTAATGCACTCTTAACAAGAATCTCTCTACCCGTTTGTGGGTTCTTAATCTTATGTGTTAATAAATCTTTCAGTCTGGTTTGTTTTGTTGGTGTTGCACCCGTATTTGGTGTATCTTTTTCTTTGACTTGTTGTACCACCAACTTTGCTTGTGGATATTTGTCTATAAGTGTTTTGACTGCTTGAACATTTTTAGGTGCATCATCTACGAATGCTACACGAGTATATCCATCTTTAATATGCTTTTCTATGTATCGTGCTTTTTCCATTGGGTCGCTATCACCTAATGCTGAAATGGTGACTCCAGATGTGATACCTTGTGATTGTAAAAACTTTGCAATTGGTTTAGTATGACCACGTGCCGTTAATACTACAACTTTATCTGCTTTTTTTTGGTCAATTACTTTCTTTAATAAATTCACGTACTTTTTAATAGGACGAGGATTTTTTAATTTCTCAAACTCCGAGTAGTCGAATGTATCACCAGGCTGTTTTTCATATGCCGCATATTCTGCTGGACTGATTTCTCTACGCTTACCGTCTTTATCAATGACAACAACCCTTGCGTCTGTATGCACAAGGGTATCGTCAAAGTCGGTAATGTAGGCTGTTTTAGCCATTAACCACCAAGGGTGCTAGATAATGATGAACCATCTTCTTCGTCCATTTTCTGCACTAACATCTTATCCTTTGTCATAACTATCTCCTAAATAAAGAATAGCGGATAAGCATACGCTCGTCCGCTATGAGTTTAATTAACGAGTAACCAGTTTGTATGCTGTTGCCACCATCTTTTCCATAGGAAGAGTTAACATCTTCTTTCTATTATCTGGAGACAGTTTATGCAGAACCTTTGTTAATAATGCTGCGGTATAAACATCAATCAAGGTTCCACCAATTTCTGCTGGATGTTTGTCCTTGACGATACTTAAAATCTTACTTTGTTTGGTACTGTAATCTTCGTCGGTAGTGACCAAGTGTGGATCGTTTGATACAGTTGGTGTTGTATCGTTAGATGCAACAGGAAAATCAGATACAGGAACTGCTCCTACTACTTCATCCTTTTTCTTTGGTAAATGTTTAGTTGAGGTAGATGCATATTTCTCTACACTCTTCTTAGCCATTGTTTGTGCCAACTTTCTTGCGGTTGGACTAAAATCACTTGCCTTTGCCTTTCCAGTTTGGATAGCTCTAACAATACCAAATAGTTTTTGTTGTGCTTTACTGACTGATGGCATCTTATCTCTCCACGTACATTTCTGGTCTTACATAACGAAACTTACGCATCAACTCTCCTGCTTTTGCGTTAGCTTCATTTTCTACATCTGACCCATCACGACCATCTGGTTCTTTCCCTTCTTCACGTTGCTTGTGATGAACCAACTCGTGTGCTAATGTACGTAATACATCAGCAATATGTCTCTCACCTTTTACGATAACAATTTCATCGGTACTTGGTTGATAGGTTCCAAAGGTCAAATGTTCTTTAGAATACTCACTATTTGCAAATTTTATACTCGTAGGTAGTGATTTCATTTGTAGCTCTTTTGCGACAAACTTTACAAATTCACTTGTAATATTTTCGTTTAGTAAAGCTTTAAGTCGCATAAAAGATTACTTAGTCTTTTTCTTTGCTGTTATCTTCTTTGCCTTCTTAACAACTTTCTTACCAGTTGTTTCTACTGCCTTAACCGCTGCAACTGCATCAGCCAAATCAACCTTACCATCACCATTAACATCAAGTGTCTTAGCAACTGCTGCTTCAACCTTCTTGGTGGTCTTTAATAATGGTGCTGGGGCTACCATTGCCTTACGATTAATGAAATAGATTGCAACTGCTAATACGAATACTAATACTAAAAATGTTGTCATAAAAACTCCTTACTTTAGTTCACCTAGAAAGTCGTAAATCAATGTATCAATGCGACTATAGGGGGTGATGATTTGACCACCCTTGTTTTCGTTAATAAATGCCCCGTGAGTACTTGGATTACTGACGATATCAAAACAGATAAGTGAAAAGTCATCACCAACTTCCACGGTATTTTCACCGATAGGTTTGACTGAACCCATACCACGGGATGAAACACCCAATCGGATATTGTTTTTAACAAGTTCACGAACAATATTACCAGACGGAGTAGATAAAATTTCGATATTACCCTTTACATCATCACCTTCAAACCAGAGTTCGGTGACGTTGCAACAGACGTTTTTTAAGTTGACGACTGGACTTTCTGGATGGTCAAGTTCTCCGAGTGCACGGCGTTGTGATACAAAGTTATTCTTGTATACGATTGCTTCGCGTGCCAATATTTCCTTTGGATATACACGACCATTTTGATTTTTCATTTCTGCACGTTGAAGTAAAACATCTTTTAACATCAATGGTTTACTAATATCTGCAGCTTCTTTCAATAAATTAGTGTCATATGAAATGACATTATATTCTACGAGTAATGTTTGCATATTATTGCCCACGGATTTCACGGATGCGAGTTGCAAGGCCAAGAAGTTTTGATTCCAACTTCAACAAACCTTGTTGTGTACGCTTCCATAGTTGTTCACTTGCGATACCTGATTCTGTCTTTAAACGACTATTCATTCTAATCACACGTTCTACTTCTTGTAAGTTCTTATTTAATTGAGAAATAGCTTCTGCAATCTTTCTGTGTGGTGACTTTGTTGTGTCGTTTTTATATTCGTAATATTTGTTTTCGTGTAATTCTTTCTTAACAATCTCCATTTTGTCTGCTGGACGATTTGCTTCTTCTTCACCCTTCGGGGTTAACTTAAATCCAGTAGTTGCTGTAGCGATACTTTTTGACCGTGCTACACTTTTTGGTTTATTACCACGGAAGGAATATGGAGTTAAGTATCCAGGAACACCTGCGGTTGTACTCATTTCATCAAGCTTTTTCTTGATAATTTGTCTAACACGTTCACGAAGTTGTTGGTGCTTATCCATAATTAACTCTTCAAAGTGTCTAATGTCTTAGTAATTTCTAAGGCAATTAACAATGCGGTCATATGATTTTCCTTGATGACTTGCACTGTTTTAATTTTTTCTAATTGAGAAACAACTTCTGCCAATTTAATCTTGGTAATCTTATTATCTAATTTACTGGTCTTTGTCTTAATTTCAGCGATTAATTCTTTTGCCATATCAACTGCATATGTGCGAAGTACTGCCGAGTTTGAGACATTATAGATGTATTCACGAAGTAAATTCTTTTGACGGTCATTCAAATCAACGTATTTTTGATTGAACTTTTCCATCAAAATCTTGTAGGTCAATAAACGTAAATCTTCTTCTTGACCCTTTACCGCTTCATAGAGTGCGGTATCGTTCTTGATTTCCTTACTGATAATCTTACCACTTAAATGTTCAACAATGGTGAACTTAGCTTCAACCATACCTTCGATTTCGTTGAAGTCTTGGATTTCATTTACTGCACCATCGAACACTTTATATACGGAAGCATAAACTTTGTAAGACGGAATACGGGCATTTAAAAATTCTTTTAAATCGTAATTGTTTTTGATTTCACGAATTAACTTATATTTTTGTGTGTTTAATGCCACTTCATTTAACTTTTTACGTTGTGATACAAGTACATTTAGAAGTTCAAATGCTTTAGTTTCACTGAGTTGTTGTGCATTGAAGAACGAACGATATAATATCAACTCCTTACCGAGTTCGGTTTTGGAATTGAAATATTCCTTCATTAGTTTCACCGCAGTATCATTACTACGATTATCCAATGCGTCTGAGGTTATTTTACGGACTAATAGTTCAAATAGTATGCCCGTATTCCGTATTTTGTTATGCTTGACGTTTGCTTTCATAAACATTCCATTTTAGTGACAGTATACCGTCATATATTAAATATAACGAATATTAATAAGACTTTAGTTTTCGAGGTCTAGAATATTACTTTCGTCTAACAGAGAACCAGTTACTTCTTGGTTTTCCATCAAGACTTTCTTACTTGGTTTATTCAAACTTGCCATCAACGCTTGAACTTCTTTTGTGAGTGCAAGTGGTGATTTTCTCTTATCGTTTCGTTGCTTTCTCACAGTCAACGAACCCATATTTTCCTTGTGTCCGAGTGGGTCACGACCTCGTGGATGACTGTCTTGACCGTACTTTTGACCAACTTTTGGACGACCCATTGTACCTTCTTCCAATTCTTCGTCTGGCAATGGTTCACCTTCTAATTCACTTTCCTCACCATCACTATCGTCCAATGAAGCTAAAATACTATCAACATCATCTACTTGTTGCTCTTCTTCTTCACTTGGTGGTGCTTCATCTGTAGGTTGTTCGGCCTCAGGAGCACCAGGTTGTTGTGGCTGTCCAGCTTGTTGTTCTATTCCAGTCAATTCTGCCATACGCTTAACATCTTCCATAATTTTCTTACGTTCTTCGTCAATTTCGTCATCGGACAATTCAAGAATGTTATGGTAAATCCATTCTTGTGATAACATCTTACTATTCATAATAGATTCTGCGACACCAATCTTTTCCTTCCACAAGTTCAACTTTTCTTGCTCGTAAACAACAGACGGATTGGTGAGTGATAATTCAAAATCAATCAAATCTTCGTCCTTAAATCCTTGAACGTATAAATGGGCAATTGCAATCTTAGTGAGTTCGGATACCATAATACGTTGAATACGTTCAATGGTACGTGCAAAACGAACGTCTTGTGCTGCCAACGTTGCCTTACCACTCAAATCTTCTTCGTACCCTAAGAATGCCTTAGGTACCTTAAATGCTGCCATCAACTTGTTACGAAGGTATTCAATATCTTCAATAGCGTTGAATTGAAGGCCTGGAAGGTTTTGAATATCCGTGCCCGAGTCCTTACCACGAACAGGAAGATAGAAATCTTCTGTGATGTTTTGCATATTATAACGAAGATTATAATCACCTGTTTGTGGATCAACAATTGGTGTTTTCTTCATGCGGTCAATGATACGTTGCATGAATGTATCAATTTCTGCAGGTGGGATATTCCCAATGTCTACCAAAATCTTACGCTTATCTGCTGCACGCATAATACGATGAATTAACATCGCATCTTCCATAAGCTGGAGTTGCTTCCAGACACGGCGACCACCTTCAATCATTGCCTTACCATATGGAAGGAAATTGGTATCTGAAAGGAGGCGGAAATGCGCTATTTCGTAGTTATCAAATTCTGTCTTTCCCAATGCCAAAAAGTCATTTTCAATCTTGAACTTGACCGAGAATGGATTACCTGGGTCTTGTCCTTCAATACGAATAGTTTCGTAAACGGATAATGGAAGAACGTTCACCACACCATATTCTGGGTCAATGTCTAAGTATAAGAAAAAGTCTCCATACTTAACCATATTACGAATCCATGGCCAGAGATTGAACTCGACGTTTAGTACATCGTAGAACAAGTTATGGAGAACTTCTTGAATTTGTGTGTTTTTAGAATGAATAGTTAAGATATTACCAAATTCATCCTTGACCGATGATTCATCAGCATAAATGTCCATCACTGATGAAATGATTGGGTCATTATCCATCATATCATAATCACGAAATAATTGCAGACGGGAGCCTTGGAAGGCTGCCGCTGCTTCGTATCGTCCGTGTGCAGAACCATATCCACCCGTCATAGACGAATAGACGCGGTGGTATCTATCAATACCGCGTCTGTTGATGAACGATTGAATGTTGTCTGTGTCGGCTATTTTTAATTTTTTTCCACCAACATTACGAACTATAGTATTAGTTGAAAAAAGTTTCTTTAACCGTCCAAATATGCTGTTATCAGCCATAACCCCTCAGCTTGTTAGTAGATATACAATTCGTCTATTGACTTGATAACCATTTCAACAACATGTGTATCTAATCCCTTAGCTGGTTTCTTCAATAGACTATTTAATGCTTCACGTAAATCACGAGCTGGCATTGTTACCGTTGCCAATTCAGTCATATGCCATTGCGACATTGTATTGTAGTTATATGGTATTTCGTTGACCTTAGTGATACCTTCCAATAACTCTGCGGTTAACTTTGCCAACTTTTCTTCTTGTGCTGCTTTAAGAGTTGGTGCTAACTTTTCCAATAATGCGACCAAACGCATTGAGTTGATGCGATTTTCCTTACCTGCTTCGGTGATTAAATCTGTAAGCTTAATCATGTATTTTCTCTCTATTACCACTTACGGCAAGACCAGTATCTTGCCTTGGTTCGTGGGCCTGGGTTATCACAATTATGTCGTGCTCTAAATGACTTACGACGAGCTGGAATAGACTTCTTAATTCTCATCTTCTTATCACCAAAATTGACCTTCTTCACATTACCAGTGCTTGGGTCTTTGACGAACACCTTAAACTTCTTTACATCGCCTCTCATGGGCTTTCCAAGAGGAACTTTACGTCCATGATATTCTGCTTCACCTAACATATCTTGGTGTTGTCCTTTTAATACTTCGATAAGACATTCATTACAGAATTCACCTTCTGTTAATTCATCTTCGTCGTGACCTGGAACATGACTTTCTGAACCGAACTGATCTCGTTCATTATCTTGGTCTGGCTTAAAGTCACTATCAGAAGTAACATCACTTTCTGGGCGATGGTAGAGTTCTTTTACTGGAACGCAGTTTGGAACCATCTTACCATTTAATTCTTTCATGCCGACTTGCTTATATCCGTCCCAACATGCTTCGCATAGAATATCAGTTAATCTAATCATATTTGCTCTCAAAGTCAAGAGTTTATTTCTTTTTAAAGGTAGAAACCATTGTTGGTTTTCCCCCTGGATTTCCTGCTTTTCTCTTTCTGGTTACTGCTGACCGCTTTTCCCCTTTACTCATTGCTGCAGCGGAACGTGCTGGTCTACACTTTGGATATTTAGCCGAACCACCTTTGCGTTCCCTCTTACCAGCCGAAGCGCCACATGGTGGATGCTTTCCAGTTTTTTTGTCTTTTCTGGAAATATCCACCCATTTTTGACGAAGCCATTTACCAAGGTTACCTTTGGTTTTATACTTTTCGTCAAGTTCAGTTACAACTTCGTCTAAAAGGTCAGTTAAAAGAATCATTTTAAATATTTTAACTTATAGATTGTTGAGTTGACCAAACCAGAAATTTCATCAACGATATTATTAAGGTCACTATCTTGTGGTAATGAACTTCTAACACTATCAATATAAGTTGATAATCCAGTAAAATACTTTACTACTTCATCACCTTCAAAGTATTGACGTTGTGGAGTATAACCACGGATGATACCATAACGACCTTGGCAAGTTTCTGCATAGGTATCTACCAATCCCACGATTGCATCATAGTATTCATTTAATGCTTTGTGTGCAGCAAACGAAGATGTTTGTAAATGGAAAATATGTGCTTGGTCACGACTATTGAATAGTGTGGATAAAAACTTTGCAACGGATTCCATTACATTGCACCAGATGGTGCTGGTACTGCTCCTGCTGCGCCTGGAACTTCTGGTTTTTGTTCGTATTCGTGGTAGTTGGTGTTAGCTTGTTCTAAGTTATTGCCAGCTACTGCAATATGGTCTTGAATCCATGCTGGAATATCTTTTTCACCTTCACCCATCTTTGCCTTTAATTCAGTAGCATTCTTGATGATGTTGTCTAATGTACTATGCGACATTGAGACTTCGTGGTCTTCGGTACCTTCCTTTTGCATTGCCTTACCAATAGCATCACGACGATTCTTTAAATACTTGTCAGATGAATCAACATCACCGTCATTATCAATATCAGCATCTTCCTTACCAACAGGATCTAATGTTTCTTTTACTGACCCCACTGGTCGGTTACCAAGTGCCTTGATGCCAGGTACTAATCCCATTAATCTAATCATATCACTTCTCCAAAATGTTTATTACTTGCCTTTTCTCCAACCACCACCCATACTCTTATACTTTTTTGCTGCCCAGAGATTAGCGTATGCTGATGGGTATACCTTAAATTTAGAACGAGCTGCTGCCTTTGCACGTGCCCACTTTTCAGGACTGGTCGGTGTGTTCTTTTCTAGTAATGCAGAAATTTCTTCAGCCTTCTGTAATCGTGGGTCTGCAAAATCACTTTCAGTTTCCTTGTACCCATATCCAGGATAACCTTCTTCTTGTTCTCCGCAACCACAATCAGCTTCGTGGAGACAATCGCAATCTTCAAAAATGTAAGTATAATATTCTTTATAATTCATATTATTTACCTCCCTTTTTCTTGTCACCATCAATTGCCTTGTTGGTTGATGCTGCCCACAAATAGGACTTCCAATCATCACCAAACTTGTCCTTGAAGTAACGGACAGAACGCTTGGTTTTTAATAACTTCTTACCGATACCGTCACGTTTAGTAACTTGGGACTTGTCCATTTTACGTGGTGGTTCACGACGAGCCACAGTACGTTCCGCTAATTCCGCTGCTAATTCTTCACGGATGATTTCTAAAAGTTCATCTTTGGTCATATCTTATACCGGTTTAGATTTAGTAGTTCCACCACGTTTACGCTTTCTACGACCAGCGCAATGTGCTTTTTGGCTGAAACCCTTTGGGTTACTACAATTTATGGACTTTTTATACTTCTTTGTCCACTTTTCCGTCAACAAAATATCAACTAATTTAATCATAGTTAAATCCAATAAAAACACTACATTATAAATAGTGTATTATCCCAGTAACCACCTAATATCTTCTTTTGTTGTACCAATTTGCATCTCATACGGATTCTTTGCGGCATCTTTGTTCGTATACACGTGACCGATGACGTTGTACTTTGTCTTGTCTATAGCCAGTTTGGTCAGTTCTATACCTTCCTGACGCAATCTAAGGGCGGTGTCACGAACCCACAAACCAATACACAATGCCATCGTCAAGTCATCATTATAACCTTGTAATGCTTCTGGTCTACCGTTCTTCCAAATAAAAGTTTCTAATTCAGCCGTCATACGTGATGACCTAATAGTAAAACTATTTTCTAACATATATTCTTTTAATCGTGCGATGACCAATGGACGCGTACGCTGTGAGGTGGTGAACCCAGGTACCATATTCCGTTCTTCACGATAATACTTCCCCGTCATTTGGTGTTCCACATCCACGTATTGTAAATCCTTGGACATATAAAAAAGATTTCTATATCCTCTATCAATGACCTGCTGGATTGCGTTCCATCCTATACTACTATTTTCTGGGATGAGAAGAGCGTCATTGTATTCCGTGGCAATAGAAATCAACATATTCCCAAACTGCTTGGTTTCTAGCTTTCCTTTATATTCTGCGACTTGGGTAGATGTTTCGACATCAATTACGTGAAATGCAGAGTAATCTTCTCCGTCCCCACGGGCAACGTCAGCAGATACAATATATGACTTACCAGGTTGTGCGTATTCCCATATCCACAAATTTCCATCAAACCCACCTTTGGTGATTGGTTCTTGAACGAAGGTTGATTTGTAAAACTCAATAATTTCTGGTGGGACAACCGTATTACCAGAGAAGATAAATGATGCGTCATGTTCTTGGGATGCTTGGAGTTCACCCATCAATTCTGTTTGACGGTCACGCCACGCTTGGTCACGTTCTGGATGAACCTTCCAATCCAATAAGATAGGATTAAAGTTGTTCTCCTTACTTTCTGCTTGTTGCCACATCTTGTGGAAGAAATTACCCACACCATTTGGAGTAGATAATAATATTGCTTGACCACCAGTTGATAATGTAGAAGATGCTGCTGTCCAAATTATATCCGCATCTTCAATAAATGCAGCCTCGTCCAGAATAAGGAGAGACAATGCTTCCGAACGTCCAGCGTCCTTACTACTTGCTACCGCCTTGATTTGCGACCCGTTGGTGAATTGTAGTGATAATTTATTGTCGGTCACAATTTCACCACGAAGCCAGACTGGAAGGTTTTGGTGCATGAATCTAACTTTCGTCACCAAGTTCTTTGCGGTTTCTTGTTTTGTTGCGATAACCAAGACATTCTTATCTTTATGAAACAATAATAACCACAACGCATATCCTGCAACTAACGTAGAAATACCAATTTGACGACCTTTTAATACAATATTATAATCACTTTCTTGAAAATCTTTTAATACGTTCTTTTGATAGTGATATAAATCAAACAACAACCGGCCTCGTACCGGATGTTGGATATAAGAATATTTAGATAAAAAGTATGACGGGTCTACCGCACACTTTTTATACTCTTCTTTGATTCGTTCTCTTAACTGCTGTGCAGTTGCGTTCATAAAAACCTCTTACTTGATTACGAGAATTCCCGCTCCAAGTCCCATTGCTAAACCAACTGCGAATGACGCCTTTCGACTTGGTAACTTAAACCCAAACATACGATTAGGATTCTTTGGGGCAGGTGGGATAAGATTGACCACCATTTGGAGACTATCACCACGCATCAATGCCATACGTAAAGCATTATCTTTACTTTGTAATGCACTTTCTAATTCACTGACTTGTGTTCCTTGTGCTGCGATAGTTTCCTTTTGTTTTGCAATAATAGAATCTTTAAGTGGTAATACTTGACGAGCCAACTCTAACGTATCAAGAAGAGTTTCTTTCATTACTTCTGCTCGTTCTTCCATACTCAACGTTTCGTTTTGTAAGGTATTGACTTGGCGGCTTAATATTTTTGCTCGACCTTCTGCTGCTCGTGATTCATTATCTGCAATAACGATTTCTACCTGTAAACTATCAGCCAGTTGTGTTGCCGTTTCTGCCTTTTGCTGAAATACTTTATATTTCGCAATATACTTGTCCATTTCATCTTGACTATCTTTCTTAACATACATTACTACACCCAACACTCCTGCTGCAATTAACATCCACTTTGCAATAGGTGCGGTAATAGTAATCGTTTCCATAATCAATTTGAATGTACCAATCTTCTTTTCAAATTTTGCCATATTATGTTTCCTGTGATTCGTAGTATTGTTTGATTTCCTCTTCACTCATACCAGACTCGACCATCTCTAAATGCTTTTGTAGCTTGGTGATTTCTTCCATCAAATCTTTCTTGACGGTATTGATATCCATATCCCACTTTTCAATCATCAAGATTTTTTCATTATCGGCGTGGATAAATTCTGGTTGAGAAAGATTCTCGTGATAATTTTGTAATTCTTGTATTTTATCCCGAATAATTGCCATATGATTTTGACGGCCTTTTTCTATTATTGTTTCTTCCCACTTACCAGATTGTTTTAATTCCATCTCTTCTTTTAACATACATTCGTGGCAATGACCTGCTCGTTTGTATGCTTTTAGATGATGTCCGTTGAGTGGAGTACCACACTTTGGACACCACCACGGAGTCTTGAAACCATCCAACTTGGTGACGGTTTGTACAAGACCATTTTTCTTTGTCCATTTCTTACCATCAACATCTTCCCAAATTTCACCTTCTTGACGTTGAACTTCTTGTGGACGCCATCCAAAGGTGAGCTTTTGTTCCTGCTTATTCATTACCTCACCAATTTTTTTTCTTACATCTGCTACCGCTTTTTCGTCCATACGTGCCATGATAACCTCTTAACTTTTAGCGAACTTGTCAGCTCGGTCTTTTGTTTTGAAATATCGTACTTGGTTCTTTTTATTCTTACCACCAAAGTTTCCACTTTCCGTTTCCCACGTTTGACCTGGTTTGTAGAAATCTGGGTCAGTGGGTAGTTTTTCAGCTGTTTTCTTTTTTGATGCGGGTTTCTTAACAGCTACTTGTTTCTTTTTTGCTGGTGGTTTTGGTTCTGCCTTACCGCCATGTTGTTGCGTTAATTGTAGTGCTTCTTCCGAGTCGGTGGTAGTCTTTACTATCTTTTTAAATATTTCTGGGTCAAACTTACCATATATCTTTGTAAAGATTTCTTTCTTTGCACGTTCAGTAATACGGGGGTTACCCATCAATGCACGAACTTGGGTACCACTAATATTTTGCCCATCTAATTGTAATTGCATTTCTGGTGCAATCATTACATATCCTTTGTCCGCGTATCCGGCAGTTGATGATTGTGGGTCATATGGTTGAAAATACTTACCCGTACCTAATCTATCTGCGTCTTTTTCACTTAATGCAAAAACGGCGGTAGTATCTGGTGGTAGTTGTGATGTTAATTCTTTTGGTGCGTATGGACTCTTGACCTGAACTACTTTATCTTCAGGAATACCAAACATTTGCGTCATTACTTGTTTCTTTTCGTCAAATCCAAATGGTGACCGAGTTGCGTCTGTTACTCCACTCGAAACAATATACACATTATCTTCACCAAATTCATCTACCAACTTTCTATAAATACTATAGTGTCCGGCATGAAATGGTTGAAAACGACCAGGGAATATAGCGATTCGTCTACTTTTACCAGTTGGGGTAGTAGTAGTTTGTGTGGTGACCTTTGGTTCTTCTGCTGGTGTTTCCTTTGGTTCATCAACTACTTTAGCCTTTCCACGTTGGAATTTCATCATTCCAAGAATTTGATTGACAGGTGCGAAGGCTCCAGTAAATTTGTATGGCTTACCATTATAGATAAAGACCAATCCTTCACTTGGTACTACACGTTCAATACCAAGGTCATCTAATCGTTCAATCTGTTGCTGCAACATTGCCAATTGATTTTCATCACCAGTATCTTTAATTTTTTCTATAGCATCACGAACTTCTTGTTTTAATTGTGCTGCCATCTCTGGATTATTAGCTCCAAGAGTATTAGTGACGCGTAGTAACGTATCTGCACCAATACGTAAGAAAATACGTTCTACTGGACGGGTGGCTACCTTTTGTTTATCTTTAAGTTCGTTTGCTTCAAATTGTCTAAATGCCTTTTTCTTTTCAGGATCTTCAATATCTTTGACCCCAAACTTCTTTTCACCCATTGCCCAACGACGAATAAGACCTTCACGTTCTTGTGGAGTCCAATCGATACCCATATTATCGATTTCTCTATTCCACCATGCCACCTTGTAATCTTCTAATGTAGAATTATCATCAAGGTCATATTCTTCTTGAATACGTGCAATTTCTGCACCATATTGTTGTAATCGTTCTTTATTGCGTACTGTGTCGGCATCATTAAATGTAATAGGTTGTGGACCTGATATACCAAATGTGCGTTGTTTCTGTGCATTAACCGCTTGTAATTGTTGGTCTAAAATTTTACTATCTTCTATATTACGACCAACCTCTTCCCCTGCATCATCATATTCGATAGTTCCATGAAATACCAATACTGGTTTACCGTATGGAATAACATTTTTTGTATCTGGAAATATAATTTCTACGTTCATAAACTTACGACCATCACCGAACATCGCGTCCCGTTGTTCTTGTGGTAATGCGTCTACTGCTGCTTGTATATCATCTGCTGAGTTTCCAAATGTTTTTTCTATATCACCACGACCAGCAAACATTTGTCGTAAGTCTGCTGCTGGTAATGCGTTCTGTCCACGATTTTTGACTTGACCTTTATTACGAGCAAATACCACACGACCATCACGTACACTAAAGGTAATGTTCTGTCCGTCAAGTTTTTCGGTGACTGGGCCTTCTGCATCCAATCCACCAACCAACCCACGTTTTGCCATTTCTTTTAAGTCTTTAAATGTCAAGCTATCATCTTCGTATGGATGTGCTAAATGTCCCGCTGCTCCACCCTCCGATAATAATACCCACGGACCATTTGGTACATTACCTTCTAATAACTCGGAGAGATATACATACTCAATATTTTCGTTTTTCTTATCTCGTCCATGATCTTTACGTACCAAGCGAGCACCACCATTATGTGGTCCGTTTGGATGATGTACATCATGATTCTTCATCTTTGTTTTGCCGTATTTCTTTACTGCTTTTTTGCGGTCGCGGTTGCGGGCAACGCGGTCATCCTGAGTCTTTTTAAGGTACTGACGAACTTTTTCGGGGTGACGCTTGTTATACCTACGCATCCGTTCCGTACTTGATAACGCTTCGTTGTTAATAAATTCATCATCATGCTCCGGACCAAGTGAATATGGAAATGCAAATGCATTATCTACATTTTGTGGCTTTACTTCGTCTGTTTTCTTTTTCATACTGTTTATGTAACTACGATACACAGCAGCCGCAGATGTCTTACCTGCTGCCTTTGCCCGTTGTTCCATCGCAACCGCTGCTTGTATTTTATGAGCGTGACTTCGACCGCTATTACGAATTTTTGACACACTTGCCTTTGCATCATCAACTGTAGCAAACTTTAATCCGTGAATAGTTCCCTTTGGATTTTCATCGGTGTATAAATCAGAGTGTTTCTTACTAC